CTGTTTTATTTGTAATTTCAATTTCATCATAAAGCGGCTTAACTACATCGCCATCAGTTGGGCAATATTCAAGTGAAGTAGCATTAGATTCAGAAAGACGCGGGAAAAAACGGCGTGATACTTTGTATACTTTACCGTTACCTTGTTCAACGGCTTGAACGTTGCCAAGTTTTACCTGAGATGCTGACTTATTAGCAGCAGAAACAAGCAATTGCAAAAGACCGATGTTTGGAGATGGCATAGAACGCATGCCGCTATTATTATTTAGCGATATGTCTATAATTTTCCACGCATCAGCGAGTTTTATAGTTGACATTTAAAGAATATTAAATTTTAAAAAATTGTTTTTGTTTTGGCATTTTCCACGCTGCCGTGCGTTCTGTTTTTTTTCTGTGCGTTAGCACCTTATTTTGTGAGAGGTCGTTACTGCAAAGATAAGATGTTTTAAAATAAATAATTTTATAATTTTTTTATAGAATATTTTATACTAAAAAAGGCAGCCCTTTCGAACTGCCCTGACAAACTTTTTAACCAAAATTACAAACTATATCAAATTATTATCCTGCATGTATTTTAATCGTGCTGGATGAATACCGCTTTTTGTTTTTTCATCAATTTCAAAACTTTTTGTTTGCCCGCCGTTAGACTGTTTTTCAAAATTGTATTCAGCTGCAATAATTTCAAAAAGTGTTTCGTACTTTAGGTTTTCCGTTGGCTTAGATGGATGCTTTACGCGGTTTCCATCTTTGTTAACCCATATGTTAGAATCGCCATCAATTTCAAAATCAAAACCGCGCTCACGTATTTCAGCTTCTAAAATGGCCCTCATTTCTTTAGGTGCTAAACGTGCATTTTTTACAGCTTCAACTAATGATCCGCGCACTTTATCTATTTGCTGATTCTTAATGTAGCTTTGAAATTTACCCTGTTCTTCTTTAATAGCTTGTTGCATTAGCATTTCTTTTTCATTTAGCTTTGCGTTAGCTAATTCAAGTTGTTGCGTTAGCTGTTGAAGTTTTTGTGCATCAGCAGATGTGTATTCTTGCTTTAGCTTTTCAATCATTTCGACTTGGCTATTTTTCAAATCAGAAACAATGGTTTTAAACCTATCTTTTTTGTCGACCATTTCGTATTTTTTTAGGTCAATAGCAAAAGCATCAGCAATCTGTTTTTCTGTTTTTGCGTATGCAGCGCCAAATAGTTCAGCGCTTTTAGCTTCTTCAATCTGTTTGCCTAAACGTTCCTGTACGGTACGTTCAATTTTAGATACATAACCAGTAACGGCTTCATCTAATGTAATTTCATTTGATTCTAATTTTGAAATTAGTTCGGGTTCAATACCCAGTTTTTCTACAAATTTGTCAAGCATTTTTATGTGTGTTTAAACGTTAAATAATTTTAAATTTTCTAAATTTGAATTATAGATACCAAATATAGTTTCATAACATGATGTATAAGATTTTAATCTTTCAAGTCTATGTATAGCATCTTTTTTAGCAAATTTTTTACATGTTTCAAAATCGTAAATATTTTCATCAACAATAAAAACACCTACTACATGCACATTTGATTTTAAACATAAATGGCATAATGTTACATTATCACTTTTTTGATATTCTTCGCTAATTATTAAATTATCCATGTTTGTTTATGTTAAAAAATATTTTAGTAAAATCTTCAAATGATATACTTAGCGGCAATTCAAAACCGCTTTTTAAAATAACCTTAGTAAACTTTTCGCCATCATCCCATTCTGATTTATAGAACGTGGCAACTTCATCGAGGTCAATATAACAATAGTCTTCAAGTTCAAGAACAAATTCAGTTTCTTTATCTGTGTTTAGATGTTCATCTATTTGTTTTTTTATTTTTGCCGCTGCTTTGTAGTCTTCAATTTTAACAGCTTCATCAAAATCTTTTTGGAGTTCATCAAGTGTTAGCGGTTCTTCATTGTATTCAAGTTGAATAACAAATTTGTGAAATCTTGGCATATTATCTACGTTTATTTGCACAGCCGCAGCCGCGTTTAGGGGTTACTGTTCTTTGAATAGGTTGCGCTGGTTCTGATACGTGAATAGTACCGAGATAGTTATAATTACCTGTTTGCTGTTCGGTGTACCATTGCGCGGGGGTAAATTGGTATTCAGTACCGTTTGTTTTATGCTTTGCTTTTATTACTAACATGCTATAATTCTATTAGTGTAAAGTTAATCAATTGATTAGGCTGAAATATTTTGATAGCTTCGAACCATCGCGCATCAGGAACAACTAAACAACCAGCTGACCAACTATCAACAGCATGACCGATGCCGCCACGATGAAAGTTGATGCCGTACCAACCTTTTGTTTTAACTGTTTTATCTAATTTGCGGTCGCGTGTATTGTCGCGAAAAATCTCTATTGCACCCGCTTGAAAAAAATAAGGCGCATTTAACCAAAGGTGTTTCCAATCACGTGCAGTAACAAACTTATGCGATGCTATCACTTGCTGTTCACATGCAACCGCGCTACCTGTAATGCCACCAACCGTAAGCGGATTAAATACAATGAAATCGCCGGGTGTAGTGCTACATGGTAATATCATATCGGCCACGCGGTTATTAAACCTGATGCAGTAATCAGAAAACTTATTATCGAATGTTTGGTCTGTTCGTACCCAAACAAGGTCGTTAACTGGCTGAACCCATCCGCGAATGTTCATCTCGGCATCAATCCATTGCTTAGCACCTGTAAGTGTTAAGGGCCCAACTATGCCATCAATTGCACCGCTATAATAACCGCGGTCTTTAAGTATTTTTTGAAAGTTTTTCATGTGTTAAAATAATATATCGCCTTTTAAAAATGATTTTCTTTGTTCATCTGTCAGTAAATCTAATTCATTATACTTTTTACCCGTTTTAATAGCATTTTCTATATTTTGTTCTAATCTTTCTAAATCATTCCAAAACATGCCTATAATATTAGGTTCTTCTCTAAAAACTTTTTTATATTCATTAATTAACTCTTTCATAATGTTTTAATTATATCTAAAAATGATTTGTATAAATTAGGATAATATTTTTCTATATTATTTATTGCAGTTTTATCAGTTTTTGACCATGCTTGAAATATATTGGCAAAATTTTCAAAATGTCTAGAATTAACATTTTCATAATATTTTACACCATGACCAGCTCCATAATATTTACTAAAAACTAATCCTTTTGATAATGAATCTAAAATATCACTTGCTCCATAATATTCTGATTTTAATTTACCTTTTTCATCATACCATTCTACCAATAATGTTGGTATCATTTCTTCAAAAGTACCATATTTTTTTTCTAAATAACCTAAATCATTTTTATATGCTTGTTTAAATTGTTTACTTAAAGAATACTTATTTATAAAATCAATATGATGTCCATATTCATGTATAAAAACATCATCAAATCTTTTTTTATCTGGATAATCATACATTGCAAGTGTTTTAATTGAATTATCATAAAAAGAAGTTTGTTTATCTAATACAATATATTTAGGTTTTTCTAATTTATCAATTAAAATTTTAGCTTCATCAGTAACATCTTTACTATTTATTATGTCATCATACTTTTTATCAAAACCTAATTTAACTTCAGGCACTTTTACTTTTTGTTCTACTTCAGGTTCTTTCGGCACTTCTTTTACATTTTCCTCTTTAATATAATTAGCCGACCTAACCGGGTAAGCGATATGCCTACAATTAAAACCGCCGCGATTTTGGCAAAAGTTTTCGGGCGTTGTATCGGGTATCATACCTGTACCGTTATTATCAGCCCAATCTATTTCATCTTGCAAATCTTCAAATAATATCAAACCTAATTTGCCGTTTTTTGTTTCTTGAACCCATCGTTCACATTGTGCGCGGCTATCTTTAACAATAGAACCAACGTAAAGCAAAGCATCTAATTTATAAGACTTTCGCACCGCTTCATTTACCACACCATCATATTGTAATAACGCGTCACGTGAGGCCTGTAAACTAATTCTTTTTAATACACCTTGTCGCGCTTCACTTGTTGTTAATTGACCCGCAATCGAAGTAACAACATCTGTTAAACTGCTGCCTTGATTTACTGCAATTAGCAATTCATTTTTAAGCGGGTTTATTAGATTTACATTTAAGCCTTGACCTTGCATCGCCGCAACTACATTATTAACAGCATATCGCTTAAATGGGTTTAAAAAACTTTTTGTTATATCAATGCCGTTCAATTCTTGTTGCGCAAGCTGTGTATTAGCGCCAATTTCGTCAAAATTTTCTAAAAAAGCCGAAACCATTACATTATAACCAGCCTTTTCTAAGAACCTATTAACAGCAGTTTTAAACGAACTTAAACGCGCTATGTTTTCTTTTGACCTTACTAAATTGCCCGATGTTGTTCTAAACTTATTAACCCAATCGACTACTTGTTTTACAAATTTCGGTTCTACTTTGTCAAACCGCTTTTGTAAAATTTCTAATGCTTTGTCGTTAATTCTTTCGGGTTTATTGAAATCCATTAGTTATTATCTTCGTCGTTATCTGAATTATCTGCATTATTAAATTCATCCATATTAACTTCGGGAATTACATTACTTGCAACAGCATCAAAACGCGGCGCTAACTTTTCATCAATAGCGTTTTTAATAGCTGTGTAATCATTATTCATAATATCAAAACCTTCGTCATAATAAAGTTCTGTAACAGCATCAAAAACAAACTGAGCGCTAATTGCATCTTTTTCTGTTATTTGTCCTGAAGCCAAAAGCTGTACACGTTCATCTACAGTATAAAGATAAGCGCTGTTATACATAGCGCAAATTGTAGCTATTTGGCGCGCTATTGCATCAGAATTGTAACGGCGGTCAACATAGCTAATATATGATTCGTATCTAATAGCAGTTGGTAAACCTTTTTGCGATAGTG